CCAGTCGAAGAAGGCGCTGATGATCTCCTTGTCGCTCATGTTCGACGCCTGGACACCTGAGGCTTCGCGCGCCGCAGCGTTGGCCTTCTCGTCGCCACTCGTCAGCCAACTGGCGCCGGACAGCCCAGCGGCGATGCCTCCACCGATGAGCATGCCGGTGATGGTGCCGACGCCGGGGATGACGCTGCCAAGCATCGCCCCGGCGGCCGCACCCTTGCCGACCGACCCGGCGAAGCCACCGAGGCTGTTGGTGTTGACGGCGGACTGGATGGCGCTGCCCGCCATCACGGTGCCACCGATCGCCATCCCCGCCGTGGCCAACCCTCCAGCGATACCGCCACCACCGCCACCACCGAAGGCGGCAGTCACTGCTCCGGGCGCTCCGGCGGCGGAACGGCTGCCGCCCTTGAGCAACCCGAGCAACCCGCCACCACCACCCATGCCACCAGCGAGCATCGAGCCGCCCATGAGCAGCCCCAGTCCGGCGGTCGCTGCCTTGATCACCTTGTCGAGTGCGGCGAAGGTGTTGGTCAGTCCGCTGGCTGCATCCTCCAGACCGGTTAGCGCCTTCTGCGTCGACTCCTCGATGGCCAGTTGGGTGTTCATGCCACCCTCGTTCTGGTTGAAGAAGCTGGCCTCACGGCGGCCCTTGGTCGTCAGCAGGCTGGTGGCCTGCAGGCCGAGCTTGCTGCGATCCATCCCTAGCTGCCCGGCGATCGCCGCCGACGAGTTGTAGTTGAGCGACCCACCAGCGCGTGCGGTCTGCATCCCGGCGGTGGAGATGAGATCGAGCGAGGCGTCATCGAGTCCGTACAGACGGGCGAACGTGATGCGCAACGCCGAGCCAGGTGTCTGCAGGTTGATGAAGTCGAACTCGTTGAGCTTCGTGCCGCCGTTGCGGCGCTGCTCGTAGTTCTTGATGTACTCCTGCGCCACCGTCATCGGGTTGCGCACCTGACCGCCAACGCGCGCCGGGGTCATGCCCGAGGAGATCTGACGACGCAGCACCATCGGATCGAGGAAGCCACCGGCCTGCGAGGCCGCCTGCGTCGAGGAGATCGTGCCGCCGAACGCCTGCACCATGTTGCCGATGCCCGACATGAAGTTGGTCGCCTGCTGCGGGGTCTGGCCGTAGCGCAGAGCGAGCGCCTGGGTGGCGGCCTGATCCTGGCGGGTGCCGCCGTAGCGACCCGACGCATCGAAGCGCCGCATCTCCTGGCCCTGGTACGGCATCCCCGAGTACATCGAGGAGAAGAGCGCCATCTGCGAGGAGATGGGTGCGCTCTCGGCGATGTTGCGCCCGATGCGGTTGCTGAGGATGTTGGCCCCGGTGGTGACCGCCGAGAGCATGAAGCCGGTACGGGACAGCCACGGCATCGTGCTGCCCCCACTGCCTCCAGCAGACGGAGTGGATGTGGCTCCGCCCGCCGGAGGCGCCTGGCCGCCGCCAGGAGCCGCACCAGTCGTCGCTGCTGCTCGCTGTGGTGCGCCAGCCGTGATGGTCGGCTGTGGGCCTCGCTGGATGAGCGGGGTGGCCCACGGCATCGATGTGTTGCCCGAGCTGGGCGCTGCGCCTCCGCTACCGAGCTTGCTCCAGATCGAACCGCCGGTACGGCCCGCCTTGTTGATGGCGTCGAAGTTGTCGCGGATGGTCTTGGAGTGCTTGGCGATCGACGCCAGCGCCTGCTCCAGTGAACGCAGCCCGTCGACCTTGACCTGCGCGCCGATGGTGGTCAGCGGGGTGGACTTGCCACCGATCCACGAACCAGATCGAGGTGGGAGTTGCGGTCCACCGCCGATCATTGTCTCGGGCACACCTACCTACCTCTGCTGTGTCGGGGCCATCATCTTGTTGAACTGCTCCAGCCGCTGCTTGTAGTCGAGGTACTGGATCCAGTACCGGCGCTCTCTGATCGTCAGTGCCTTGCAGATCGTCGGGTTCCAGCCGAACGTCTCGACCAGCCGGGTGTAGTTGGCGTAGACCGCCTGGTAGCTAACTCGGTAGAAGGTCGGCCCAACCGAACACGGTGGGGAGGTTCTCTCCACACTTGTCGCAGGGCACTTCAACCTCCTTGAAGCCGATGGCTGGGATGTCCAGCAGTGAGTCCACGAGTATGCGCCGGTCGGCGATCCCCAGCCCGAGCGCCCACGCCTCGGGGTCGGCCACCGCCTTGCCGTCGACGCGCTCCACGCACGCAGCGAGGAACGCTGTGTTGGCCTCGGGGGCGGTCAGCCGCTTGGAGCCGCTGTGGAACACCGAGATCTGATCCTTGCCGTTGACGAAGCGCATCAGCACCTGCTTGCCGTCGCGCAGCGTGACGGTGAACTTGTCGCTCTCGAACGTCTTCGGGTTGCGGACCTCGATCAACCCCTCGATGTCGATGTGCAGGTCCATCTCGAACCCGCATGTCGGGCAGGCGACGTTCTCGTACTCGCGGGTCTTGCCGTAGGTGGTGAGGAGCACCTCCTTGAACAGGATGTCGCGGTCCGAGATCAACAGCTCACCGAGCACGTCCTTGTCCTGCTCGACGTCGACCACGCCGATCTGCGTGACGGCACAGCGCAGGTGGAGGTCGACCACCATGACGTTGAAGTTGGGGCTGCCCGATGGCAGGCGAGCGATCGCTTCCTCGTCGGCGCCGGTCAACTCACGCACCAACGCCGTGCGGTAGCGGCGACCGTCACGCTCGATCCCCCACAACAGCTCGGCCGTCCCCGGTGGCGGATCATCGATCACCGGGATGCCCGGACGCGCCGGTTCGAGCATCTGACGCAGAGCGTCGTTCTTGGTCTCCGGTGACGACTCGTCGTCGGTGGCGGCCAGGCCCGGGGGCGTGGTCGACCACTTCGACATGTCGAAGATCTCGTCCTCGGGGTTGACCGGGATCTCTGTCTGCTCGCTCGTCATGGTGACGTACTACTACGTGTTGGGCGTGTTGACGCCGCCCTGTGCACCGTTGGGGAACGTTCCCTCGCCGTAGTACACGTCGAAGCCCTCGTGCTGCAGGGTCATGGTCTCGACCATCACCGAGTTGTCGCCAGCGTTGAGGTCGTTCCACTGCATCGCCGACGGCCAGCAGTTGTAGTAGTAGGTGAGCATCCCGGCGGAGAGGTTGCCGCGGGGATCGCCCTGGCCGTTCTGGTTCCACTTGGTGACTGGGTGCTTGTTGACGCGCACGATCACGTTGCAGCGGAAGTCGTCGGCCCACTCGGTGTTGCCCTTGCCCCACTGCACCGAGAAGACGTTCTTGAACCACTCGTACTGCGGCGAGGTCGGGTGCATGAACACGCCGCGGATGAGCTGCAGCGGGCCGACGTCGGACTGCCCGGGCATCTTGCGCGTGATCGTGTTGTCGCCGCCCTCGCGGTACGGGATCATCTCGGTGTTGATCCCCTGACCGGAGACCGAGATGAAGCCCATGGCGGCGAAGCCCTTGCCGATCTTCGCATTGCCGACGAAGTCGACACGGAAGACGAAGTTGCGCAGCGGATCGCGGATCGCTGGCTTCGACGTGATGGGGGACGTGAGTTGTGCTACTCCAGCCATGGTGATGCTCCTCCTCAGATGCTGACCGAGGTGGTCGCCGTGGCGCCGCCCTCGTACTGGCCGATGGTGATGATGATGAACTCGGCCGGGGTGAGCAGAGCAACACCGACCTCGATGTTGACCACGCCCTGCGAGACGGTCTGCGGCGTGTTGTTGGTGTCGTCGCAGCGGACGTAGTAGGCGTCGCTGGGCGAGCCGCCCTTCAACCCACCCTGGGTGAAGATGTTGTTGAGGTAGGCGACGCACACTCCGCCGAGCTGCTCCCACAGACGTGCGTCGTTGTTCTCGAACACGTACGGCTCGGTGGCGTTGACGAGGCTGCGGGTGACCTCCATCAGCGTGCGGCGCACGTTGATGTACATGTCGGCGGCGGTCTTCTTCATCGTGCGCCCGCCCATGATCGACACACCCGTGCCCATCATCACGCGCAGTGCGTTGATGTTGTTGTTGTTCAACGACGTGAGGTCGGCCTCGGTCAGCGAGTACTCGACCTGCAGCGCACCGCCGAGGCGGAAGTCACGACCGGCGGGCACGCGCCACGGGCCGCGCTGGTCGTCGGTGGCCATGTACGTGCCGATGATCGCCCCACCTGCGGGGCGCAGAGCAGTACGGCCCGGCGAGGCGGCACCGATGGCGGGCATGAACACCTGCGGATAGTAGATGGCGCCGAAGCTCGGGATGTTGGACTGGAAGGCGTTCAGTCCGAGCGTGGTGTTGACGTAGGTGGCCATCTGCGTCGGGGTCTGTCCGAGTGGGCAGTCGCACACCACGAACACGTCGCCGCGGGCGGCGGCGTC